ATAAGATACTTCTCTTTGTAAACTCCTTCCTGTATAAACACCATCTATATATTCCTGTAATTTTAAAGTGTCTCCTATTTTAAAATCTCTATCATTAAATCTTATTTCAAATGATTTAGAACCATTTGAAACAGCTTCATAATATTTAGGTAATATCTTAAGTTCATGTATCATATATCTTCTCCTCTTTGTTAATTTTGTTCAACTATTGCATCTAACAATCTTGTAACTTTCTTTGCATTCCAATCACATGGTAGTAACCCTCTGTCTATTAATTCATATAGCATACAATTATGTTCATCAAGATTTTTCATATATCCAAGAGGACAATTTTTGCAATATTTAGATTCTATACAAATATATTTAATAATATTTAAAGCATTTAAAGTTTTCTCTATATCTTTTTCTGTTAATTCAGTTTGATTTTCCATATGTACCTCCCTATAATTTTTCTAACATCTTACAATTTTTCTTATTACATTTACCTCCACAACCACATTTTTCAATATTTCTAAACCAGCCTTTGTGTATTTTTCTTTCAGCACAAAGCTTTTTTATTAAGTTAAAATGATATTCTTCCATCTAATCACCTATTTTTTATTTTTTTTGAATCTGCTTTTTCCTTGATTTTCTTTTTGTTTATATTTAGATTCATATTTTTTTAACTCTTCTTCAATTTCATATAATGTATTACAAAAGGCAAAGTATTTATTTAGTTCATATTTAACCAACCTTCTCTTAGCTAAAGTGTTTTTTAATTCTTTAATGGTATCAATCTTATCATTTAAAGAAGCTGTGTCTAAATTCATTTCTTCTATTACATGTAATACTTCTTCCTTTTTCTTATCACAAAGACTTAGTTCATCTGATATATTTTGTTTATGTTCTTTAAACAATTTTATTAAATTTTTAATATCTAAATATTTCTTTTCAAAACCATCAGCTTTAATTTCTTTCACATATAAATCTTGGTGCGCTACATATGAATGAAGTTTTATAATACATGGAACATACTTAAATTCTTCTTTAAGTTCTCTATACTTATCTAAAGCATCGCTATATTTCTCAAACCCAAATTGTGTATTTCCATATTTCAAGTCAATTTTAGTTACATAATTATAATTCATTTCAATCACCATGTTTAGTAATATTATATTTCTATGAGAGCTTCTTGAAATTTTAAATTAAATACATACGTTATTAATTTTTTGTCGTTTTTATAATTTAAATATTCATTTATAGAAGCGTCATAAGCATCCATCTTACTATATCTATGTGTATACCATCCTTGAAACTTGAGGTAGTCTTGTTCTGTCAAATACTCACTTGCTAGATTTAATAGACTACCTCTTTTATTTAGTATTTGTTTTATCATTTAATCACCTATCTTTTATATTTTTAAATATCTACTTTTCAAGGTACATTTTAACTTCTTGATTTAACTTATTTTTTTAATGTTCTCTACAAATTCTATTAACCATTTTCTACCTATCTCAGTCCATTTAAGCTGCGTATCATGTTCTGTTATTTTAAAATCTGCATATTCAGGTATCAACCATAAATAATTTTTATATGGTTTCCAACATTTTATTCGCCCATTTATTCTTTCTGGATATATAATTCTGTTTAAATGTAGTAATTTATTTAATGCTTGTGCTGTCATTCCTAAATCTTTCGCAATATCTGTTGTCGTAACTAATTTGTCAGGATTTAATACTTTATCATGATATTCTACTTTAGGTTGTTGAACTTGAATTGTTTCTTTAAGTAATAATCTTTCTTTTTCTTCTTCTATCCATCTTTTAGCTCTTTCAATAGAATCTTGAATCATATAACTATCTGTAAGCTGTTCTCTCATATTGAAATATTCATCCATTATTTTATCGTGTATTTCCCAAGCTAAATCAGTATCCATTATCTTAATTAGTTTTGAGTAACCTCTTTCAGATAATAAAAATATATTATCAGCTTGAGTTATAGATTGCTTGGAATAACCTAATTCTATCAACGTGTGCGTCTCATGCACACGTTTCAAATCTATATAATCAATATTATTTTTAAACCTTTTTAAATTATCAGATATTCTCCTTCTTATATCAGCATTTCTCATATTATGTATTTCAGATATAGTTTTGTCTGTCATACATTTTTTACTTTCTCCAAATCCTCCTTCTATAATAGGAATTTCTAAATCTATAAATTTTTGTTTTCCCTTGATTCTTAAATTATTCAATTCAAATCCTCTCCTTAATCATTTCATTTTTTAATTATAATTCTCATTGTCTTCAATATTTAAAGCATCTTCTATTTTTTTAATAGTCTTAGCAAGATTAAGAATTTCTAATTGATTATTTACTGATAAATTTAAAAATGTATTCTTCATTTCAGTTGTGATTATATCTTCCATTACATCACCTCTCAACTTCATTTGTAATTTAATTATAATTACAAATTAAGTTAAAGTCAATACTTTTATATTTTATTTGTAATATTATTTTTTATATTTTAATTGCATTTGTAATATTATTGTGATATTATTTAATTACAAAATAAGTGAAAGGGGCAAACATGTGTATACTAGAGTAAAACAAATCAGAGAAAAATTGAAACTTAATCAAGCAGAATTTGCAAAAAAGATAGGCTTAAGTCAATCAACATTAGCAATGATAGAAGTTAATAAAAGAACTTTCAGTGACAAACATATAAAATTAATTTGTTCTGAATTTGGTGTCAGTGAAAATTGGTTAAGAACAGGAGAGGGAGATATGTTTGCTTCCTCTCCATACGAAAAAGAATTTCTTAACATTTTTGACTCTTTAACTTCTGATACAAAAGAATACCTTTTATTAATGGCAAAAGAGTTGCTTAAAACTCAAAATAAGTTACTGAATTCTAAAAAATAATTTATAAAAGAGTAGCTAAGCTACTCTTTTATAAAAAAGAAACTAAGTATATCCATGTTTTAAATAAATGAAGAAGTGCAATTATAAAATTTGTTAATTTATGGTTGCACTTTTTATTTGTGTGAATATTCAGTTTTCAATGTACGTATGTATACTTATCTAATTTTATTAACTAAAATATATTCATATTCAAGCGATGTTTTAACAGAGCCTTTTAACTCTCCAAATTTTTGTTTATCTATTTTTTTAATTTTTAAAAACATTTTCCCTAATAACTCAAGCTCTTTTTGATTCATCTTTTTTTTATGCAAATATTATCACTCCTTTTTATGTCTTTGACATTCCATATTTAAATTATATTATGTCATTAGCATATTGTCAACAGGTAATATGTTTTTGACATATTTTATATCAATTTTATTGCAAAGACATATTTTATATGATAATATATTTTAAAGAGGGAGGTGATAATATTGAATAAAAGATTGAAAACTTTAAGAAAAGAATTAGGGCTGAATCAAACACAGATGGGAAATAAATTATTTCTATCTCAAGACCACATTTCCTCTCTAGAAACAGGTAGGAGAGATTTAACAGATAGAATAATCAATGATATATGCAAAGAATTTAATGTAAACGAAAATTGGTTAAGAACGGGAGAAGGGGATATATTTCAAGACCCAACTTTAGATATGGATTTTGATGATGATATTAAAGAAATGTTAAGAATGATAAGTAAATTAAGTCCAGAAGCACAAAAAAGATTATACAATGTAGCTGAGGTTTTTTTAGAGGAAGAAAATAAGAAGTAAAAAGAGGATGTTATGCTCCTCTTTTTTTATTTTCATATTTCTCAACTTCAGATTTATAATTTGTAAATTTATCTTTATTATTCCTTTTTAATTCTGACAGCATATTACCTAGCTTCATTAATTTTTCTTTGTTAATTTTTCCTTCTGACATAAACTTTCCCCCTTAGAAAAATAAAGTATACCTATTATAAATACTTCCCCTTTACACTTAATTAATTACATTGTAACATACATTCTATCCAAGTAGTTCTTCCATTTTTTACCAGCTATCGACATATTTTTGTAATTTTCAAACTATTTATTATTAATAATATTTATCTTAATTTTATATTTAACTTTATAGTATAAGACATAAAAAATAGATAGAAATATAAACAATTAACCGTTTTGCAAACATATGTTCTTGTTATGTGTACAAGATATATACCAATTATTTTTAGCACATTATTATTATAACTCTTTTTGTTCGATATTTCAAGAACATATATTCGATATTATTTATCTTTTAATTTATTAAAGTATAAATAATAAATGTTTTTCAGAATTTAAAACAAAAATTAAAAGTAATAATTAAAACCAATAATTAGAAAGTCAGAAAAAACTATAAATCGAAGTGATTGTAAGGAATAAAATAAAATATAAATTTCAATATTAACATCTTGTTGATGCATTAGTATTTTTTTTTAATAAGTTTCTTAATAAATTGAATAAATATATATTATTATTGTAAAATTAAATTAGTAATATGTATAAAAAACTTTCTATTGTGTATATAATTTCATTAAAATAGGCATAAAAAAATAGAGCTAATAGAGATTTCACGCTCTTTATAGCTCTATTTAAGTATTTTATAATTTGAATACAAACACTAATAGGAGTAGCCAAAATCATTTTTTTTGAACTACTCCATATATTAAATTGCTATTGCTAAACTTCCATTTTTATTTATGCTCTGAACAATCAATGTTCTTATAAATGCACCAGGATTACGTATTTCATTATAATTTATATCTTCTTCATCAAATGTATATTTATTAAACATATAATCTAATGCTGCTAAAACTCTAGTAACTCCATACTGCACCGACAATCCAACTAAGTCATTTATAATAATATCTTTTTCCATGTCTAATTTACTTCTTAAATCTTCTTCAAATAAATTATATCTATCTAAATTTATCTGAGATAACACTTTACTATAATTAGAACTCAAAGAACAACCAGTATTATCAAAGAATTTCGATATTTGTATTCTAATTGGTTCTGTATATTTCTCTGAGATAGTTTCTTTCGTCTCATAACGCTTTGTATCTATTGTGTCATTACTTACATCAAATAAAGTTTTAGAACTTCTTAAAAAGGCTTCTGTACGCTTGTTTGATTTCTTTATGTATTCTGGAAGTATAGAAATAAGATTGTCTTTTTTAAATCGTATTCTTTTACCTAACTTACTTCCTTTAGCATCAGCCCAAATTAATTTTTTAATTTCAAGTTTTAACTCATTTACATTTTCAAAACTTAATAAGTGATTTAAAGTATCTAATGACATAGTTAAGTAACCTTTTCCACCATCTTCTTTTTTAAGATGGTTTTTGTACTCTTCATCTATGACTATATCAAATTTACCTCTTTTTATTTCTGTAGAATAAACTAATCCAACTCGTAGTAATACATTATGGTTATGTCTGGCTGTAACAATGGAAACATTGCATATATCGGCTATATTTTGGAAGGATACTGCTTTTCTAACATAATTTTTATTAGATACTATAAAATGATATGCTAAATACTGTTTTATAGCACTTTTACTTAAAGCCATACATTTACTTTCATTAGTTACAATTTCTATTGTACCTAGTTCTGTTTCCTTTTCTGTAACATAAGAAAACTCTAATATAGTTTTTAATTTAGGACAATTTGAACAAAATTCATTTAATTTATGACTATCAAAAGAAGGATTATTTTTTATTGCACAAGAATTACAAGCAGAATAATCTATTTTTTCTACTTTTCTTATAGAAGTTTTAAAAACATCTAATATATCTTTTAGTTTTGACTTTGATATTCTAGCAACTGGTTTTAATTCTTGCATTTTATAATCCTCCTTTCTCTATATATGATTATTATAATCTTAATGAGGTATAAAGTAAATAAATACCTCTGTATATTAATAAATATTATTTTTTATATCCTGTATAGTCCTAGTGCTACAGTTCCATTTTGTTGCACACTTTCTTAAACTTATGCCATTATCTAAATCTTTTTTTATATTTTTAATATCTTCTAGGTTAAATCTTTTAGGTTTTTTGCCTTGTGTAACCACATAATACTGCTTGTCCTTTAGGTCAATATATTTTATATTAGAGTTATCTAATTCATTTATATTCTTTTTTTCTACAAGTACAAATTCTTTATCTTTATATTTAAGACTCATAATTTTCTCCTTTGAAAAATCAATAATTTCAGAAGTACGGAGCTGATATAGCCATTTTGGCGATGATTCCTTTTACTCAAATTTATCTTACCCAAAAAATAAATTTATGTCTATATTTGTTAAGTACGGAGCTGATACGGTCATTTAGCTCAGACATAGTGGTTTCAACGTCTTCTGTTAAGTACGGAGCTGATACGGTCATTTAGCTCAGACATAGTGATTTCAGAAGACGTGAGATTTGAAATTACTAAGAAAAGTAAAAAATATGTTACAAAAAAAATTTTTCGACAAGGAAATAATTAAAAAAAGGTCTATTTTTTGTTAAGTACGGAAGATATACGGTCATTTAGTTTTTTTGAAAAATCTATTTTTTGTTAAGTACGGAGAATATACGGTCATTTTACTTTTTTTATTAAGTTTATTTAAAATAAATTCGACATTTTTTGTTAAGTACGGAGAATATATGGCCATTTTTAAGATTTATTTTCTATCATGTAGTCAGGTAAAGAAAGTATAGTATTATTTATAAGACGTTTTCTTTTTTCAAAATCTTCATAGAAATAAACATCAAAATAAGAATTTCCTCTTTTATAGTCTTTAATTATAAATTGATTTTCTTTTATCTCATTAAAACCTAGTTCTAAATACTCCATATTTTGCTTTACTGTTTTACTTTTATTAAGATGAACATCAAATTTTAAATCTTCTATGTCATATCTAAAACTTTTATTTTTTATATCCTCACCACAAGATATAAGAAAAGACCTTCTACCCTCTAAGAAATAAGCTAGATTAATTGACTGTGTTAATTGTAATTTTTCAAGTTCATTTCTATACATTATATCTGTATTAACTCTTTCGACTTCTTCAATAAAAGATTTTGTGATTTTAACCAACTCTCTATTATTATTGTTTTCATCATTTACTATTGTTGTACTAGAAAACAAATTAAAACTAATCTCATACTTTAATTCGCCTTTATCATTAGTTTGATTCGAATAAAAAGTATAATAAGGTAATTTTAAGAGTCTATTTTTGATATTAATATAGTTCTTTTTTCCATCTGAAAGTCCTAAGTACTTTACTAAATCGCCTAAATAAAATGAAAAAGAGTTCATGTGGCTATAAGTATAAACAAATCTAATAATTTCAAGGTCTTGTTTATCTAAATATATTTTTGGCAAAGCCCTTTTTTCTGTATCAGGATTTATTAGCTCTAGTTTAAGATTTTCAATATTTTCATCTTGCCCAATTGAAAACTTATAGAAAAAATTCATTTGTTTACCTGAAAGATTCTTAGCACTATAGTCGTCTGACATGTATTCATTTTCATTTTTTTTAACATTCAAGTGCGAGTATCTTTTACCTTTTGTGAAAGGTAAAAAAATTCCAGGTGAAATATGTGGTGGAGTTTTGATTGCAATTTTATTAATATCAAAATCATAATCATCTTTTAGTACTTCTGTTATACACATTAGTATATCATGTATAAATGCGGAATTTATTTTGCTAGTACTTAACTCTTGTAAATATGGGTAATCACATATGTTATAACTAGAGCTTGACTTCCACTCATCTAAAAAATCTTTTCTTTGCTCCTTTAATTCTTTTGGATTTTTTACTCCAGCACTAATGATTCTTCCATTTTTTAAATATTCACTTTCAACAATTTCTAATTCTTTTTTTAGGTATTTACTGCTTTTTTTTCTTGAAGATTTAGTATCTTCACTTAGAGAATCTAAAGTCATATCAGACCATCTCTTCTTAAGTTTTAATGATGATGAGTTCTCTTGATTTCTTAATTTTTTAACATCATTTACTGTATTTATCTTTTTAAACTTATCTGAAATAAGAGAATATAGAAATTCTTCAAATTTTAAACTTATTTCTTCAGCAGACATACCCTTTAATCTAAAAATTTCAAAATATTTTCTTGTTATCATTTTAAATCTATCATTGTCATATATAATATGATAGATTAAATTTATTTTATTTAAATCTTTTTGTTCATTACTTATGTTTTCTTTAACATCTTTACTCATAAGGTTACTCCTTAATATATTTTTGCTTATAAATAGATAGAACTTCTTGTATTTTGAAGTTTAAATTGTTATCCTCCTTAAACTCTTTCAAGCTTTTATTAGTCCAATATCCAGATTGAGTATATTTTTTTTCATTTAGATGCATTTGATGCATAATACCAGAAATTTTTAAATTAGTGAAATTCAACTGTACTTTATTATCTAAATAATCATTAATAATAAGTAATCTTTTGCGAATTGTTGAGTATCCCATCTCTTTTAATCCATTTCCATATCTAGCATCTGGTTTAGTTTTAATTAAATATTCAGAATTAGAATTAAATAGATAAAACTCAGCAGCATTGCTGTCTTGCTCCAAATATTGTTTATACTCTTTTTGTTCTAATGTATCTTTTGTAAAATCAAATAAGAACTTGTCCAGCTTAAATTCTGTATCCTTTAACTTTATTAACCTTTTTTCTAAATCTATGTCTTTTATTTTTATACCCCTTAGGTCTTCAGCATCTTTACCAATAAGACCACAAAAAGCTGCATAAATTATAAACTTATCTTGTGCATTAGTTAGCTTACTACATACCTGAAGTACTTCATCTTGTCTTAGATATTTTGATAAATCAAATTCAGCGACTAAATTTTTTGGTTTAGAAAAGTGAATATCGTAATTTAAAGTTTTAAATATCTTATTAATTTTAAAAATTATAGCCATTATGGCATTGTATGTTTTATTCTGGCTCATATCTCTCACAATTTCTTCTTTATCATTACCTACTATCTCAACAATATAGTCATTTTCTTCCTCAACAAGCTTTCCTTCTTTAGCAAACCAAAATATTAACACTTTATAAACTTTGAGTATACCAATCCTTGTTTTTTCATCCTCATTTTGTAATAGCTCTGATAATACATTTTCATTTTTTAAATTATAATTCATAAATTCAAACATCCTTTTTTTAATTATATATATATTATAACATTTACCTTCTCCGTTTTAAATAGAAAATAAAAAAAATAACCTCAAAATAATGAGGTTATTTAAATTAAAACTACGATTTTATTGTCATTTTTATTTATCATACTTATTTATGTATTCAAGTAATGCCATGCTCATCAAATCAGACTTATTAAACTCTCTGAATTTTTCACAAAACTCATCAAATAAGTTCCATGCATCCTTATTCAACCTAACTGTAGTCCTTATAGCATCTTTTGAAGGTAAATCAATTTTAATACCATCCTGTACAATTTCTATTACATTTGTATCTTCTTTATTCTCAAACCAGTTTAATACATCTTGTATTTTATCATAGTCTTTTGCTAAAGAGATTATATTATTTTTAAATTGGTTGTCAATTACTATGTTGTGATTGTTGTCATCTTCTATTGTCATATTAAATCTATTATCATTATTACTCTGTTGTCTGTTGTTTACTACCTTTGTCATACTATTGTCACCAATAAACACATACTCATCATTTATACGTTTATAACCTCTTTTAGTGAGATATTTTCTTATACTACTTTCAGATACACCAAGCTCTATAGCAACTTTAGTCAAACTCTTACTATCATTTAACTTACTATTAATATATTCAACTATATATGTTATATCATTATTTTTTAAATCATTCCAAGTCATATACTCACCTCTAATTTAAGTATACTACACGAGATTATGATTGTCATACTATGTTAATCTTTTAATTCTACGTTTAATCTACATATCTTTCTAAACTATATCATTTTTTTACAATATTACATCTATTAATAAGTAAACGATAAAGTCAATATGCTGTAATTTAGTATATTGACTTTATATACTTACTACAAAATTAACCCTAAAGTGCTGTTATACTTTAACTTATTACTAGATTTTAGTACCATATATCCTTCTAATTTATTTATTAATTTCAAGTAACACAATCTATTAAATATAAATCCTGACACTTGAATTGAGTCACGTTGTAAATCTATATCTTCTCGATAAAAATCTTCCTCGAGAATAATTTTACAGTTTGTATCAGTAGCTTTAAAAAGCTTAGATGCTTCGCTCTCATTATCAACAATATGTTTATAAGGTTCAAAATTAAATATTAAATCCAAACCATCGAAATCAGCTTTATACATACCAAAAATATTCTTAATTTCATTATCACAATTTATAAAACTATCTTCAAAATATTTTTTAACTACACTATTATCATAATATTCATTCAAAATATTTTTTCTAATACTCATCGTAAAAATAGATTCTGTCTTTAATATTTTATTTAAAATAGATTTAGTTGTATTCTTAAGTTTGTCGTCATAAATTTCATCTTTACTAGGCAGAATATAAAAATTCCCATATTCACATTTATCATTACTATTACATTTACTCATTCTTTGTATTAAACTATCCATAGTTGCTAAATCACTTATTACTATATTAAAATCTATGTCTAATGATATTTCTTGAGTAGATATCCAAACATCACCCTTTTCATCAAATATTTTATTATATTTTTCTTCTTTATCTTTAAATTTAAACCTATCATGCAAAACATTTATATCTGCATCATTATATTTATTTGATAAGTTTTCTTTTAAAAGCTTATATGTGCTATTAGCTGAATCAATAGTGTTTTTTATTATTAAAATTCTCTGTTTCTTTTCTAAAGCATTTTCAACTATTGATTTGATTTCTTTTTCTTTTATAAAAGAAACCTTTACATTTTTACCTTCACAAATATCTTCTTCCTTGTTGCTCTCAATAAAAACTATCTCCCCTTTATCAGTGATATTTTCATTACATTCTTCTTGAAAAATAATTCCCTTGCTTATCATTTGCTCTTTATATGATTTTGGAAGCATAGTTGCCATTAAGTGAAAATCAACATTTAAATACTTACATGCAAACTGTATAAAATATATTAAAATTAAAAACATCTTTGGATTCAATAAATGAACTTCATCAACAGTTATAGATGCATTTTTTACAGCTGCAAATATCTTTTCATACCCTGGAAACTTAAACATACTTAATAATAATTGGTCAATGGTTGCAATTAAATATGGTTTACAAAGATTCAAACTCAAATCTATATCTCTTAAAGTTACTTCACAATCTTGTTCATTATAATTTTCACTATATGAATATAAATTTATATCTCCATTAAGTAATCCAAGATAATCATTTTTAAATATATTTTTTATGTAAAAACTTTCGGATGAAAATTGATTTGGAACTAAAAATAATTTTCTTTTAAAATTCTTTCTACAATCAGCAACTTTTTTTCCTGACCCAGTAAATGCAACAGTCAGAACATTTTTTTCAGAAAATTTTCTCATCTTTTTTTGTATAGTATTGAACTCTATATTATTTTTTTCTAAATTATCATGATTATTATATATCTGTCTCTTATACACATCTGACGCTGCCGACGATACTCCTTGTGTAG